ATACTGGAATATCCGCACTTGCACCGCCTGAGCGGTCAAAGCCAGTCAGTTCGCAGAAGTTAGAAAATGTACCTTTAGCAGCAATACCACCAGACACGTAAGTCGTGTAAGATGTTGAATCAACGCTAAACAGCGTGATTGTGTTTGTTGCCACAGCGGAAACAACGTAGTCGTTACCGTTCAGCTCTGTCATACCAGTAACACCAGAGATGCGAACAACATCACCGACAATGAATGTATGCGCTGTGCAAGTAAGCACGCACGGATTTGCTTTGGTTGCACCCGTGATAGCTTGCGTGCCAGTAGAGCCAGTAATGACGGCTAATGATGAACCTTGAAACTTGAGGCGTTGGCCGATTGCCATAATAATATCCTTTCAATAATGTAAACCCACTCGGTTGAATGGGTGGGCTTTTCGCTTTTCAGCAAAATCGTTTAACTGTGAACATAGTAATCAAGCACAGCTCTATAAGTCTTCGTTTCACTCTCATATTCATTGCGTGGTGCGCTTTGTAGCGTTGTCGGTGTTGTCATATTCATCATCGCAGTTCGTACACTATTTAAAACAGTTTCACGGCTCGCATGCGTTAATGCCACAATATCAATTTGCACCCTTGCTGTGTCTGTTGCACCGTCTCCAGTTCCACAAATATCACCATAAGTTTCGCCACCTATGACAGTATAACGGATAGCCGGCCAAATTGGTAGGTTTCCATCAGGTTGCATGAACGTGTCAGGATAGCATCTACCACCTACAGACGCTTGCAATGCTGTGAATATTTCAGTGGAAACTGTCATTTTGTTTGATTCGCTTTAATGATTCGCTTTTCTAATCGGTCTTTAATGGCCTGTGCTGCACGTTCTTTTTCAGACTCAAAAGCAGGGCGTAAGAATGGCTGCGCAGTTTGCTTTACAGTTCCAAACTCAATAAATCTAGCCATTCTAGCCGCATAGCCGTCTTTTCGTTGACCTCTAACCGTTACGATATATTCAGCCGTCAACCCGCCTTTGTATCGTTTATTGATGATGTTTTTACCAACGTTACCCGGCTGAACTAATACGCCTTTGTCCTTGTTTTTTTGCCGTGCAATATATGCTTTTTCCGCTACGTGGGCAGTCTTAGCCGCTTGCTTTTTAATGACGGATGCACCAGCCAACACGCCAGCGAAGGCGATTTTCTTGGCAATGTCAGAACTCAAAAGCGACATCGCCGCCCCTAGCTCTTTTAGCCCCGTCATTTCCACGCGCGTGCTAGCCATCGTTTGCTCCTGATAAACACATCAATTCAATCTCTCGGTTTCCTAGTGAAATGTGAGCGACTGAAACAATGTTATAAATAACGCCGTTATATTTAACACGCCATTTTGAATTGATTGAACTCAAAGCAGAATGCGCTCTTATTTTAATTCGCGAATCCATAACTCCCAAATGCTGATTAGCCGTAAGCGCTTCACGGCCTTTTATTGGCTCAATACTAGCCCACACTGTACCAAATGGCAACCACGTAACTACGGGGCTTCCTGAAGCGTCCTGAACGGTTGCGGGCTGTTCAATATCTAATCGTTTGTCAAGTTTGCCAGCTTTCATCAGTTATAAACTCGCGCAATATCTAGTAGAGATTTTACACTCAAAGGCAATAGACTTGTGATGTTTCCGATGTTTACAGACTCTCGGTTTTCGTACCAATGGCCGATCAATAAAAGCATTGCTGATTTAATCGCTCCACTGATTTCAGTAGGGGTAACATAACGAACTTTAACCGAATTGGCATAATCACCAGCATCAGGCCATACATCAATTGCCACTGCCCACGATTGATGAGAATAATCGTCTAATGTGTAATTTGACGGGTCAACCGTTTGTAATGCCATTGCATCGTCTGCATATCTTACGCTTGTGATTGATGCAGCGCCTAGCGGTAATTCAATCGGGCCATCAGGAAATTCATCTAACGCAAGTTCAAGCGTTTGCACTCCAATGCTTCGCTGTGTGTAATGTTCGCAGTATTCGCGAGCGGCGCTTAAATAGCCTTCAATCAAATCATCATCTGGATGTGTTGAGCCGCCTAATAAATCCAAGCGCAAATGCTGCCTCAAGTCAGTCAAAGGAATGACTGGAGATGTGACTGGTGTAATTACTTTAATGCCCATTTAGCGCCTACTTGTTTGTTTATTGTATCGAATATTGTTAGATGGTGTTGGTCTTTGGCTATCTATTTGAGTCCGTCCATGCCTTGAACCGTATAACACCATTGGCGGTACTGTTGTGGAGTATCCAGTGATTATAAATTCACCTATCAAAGATGCACTGACATAACTCTTAACTGATGTAGTTGATACGCCCGCTATCTCAAAACCACCAGCTACAGTAGCGGATTGAATCTCTTTTAGTCCACTTGCGGAGCTTCCGACTATCGAATAATTGCCAACTGTCGTATTGGCTTTATAAACAATAGCTACATTAGAAGCAAACCCATTAAGCGAATATTCACCAGATGCCGCAACAGATTGACGCGCGACAACTCCACTAGCAGCAAATCCTGTAATCGAATAAGCGCCGCTATTTGCATCGGAAACTAACGAAACACCAGAGTAAGTGCTAGTAGCCGCAAATCCAGCTATCGAATAAGAACCAGCTACAGTTTGCGAGCCTCTAGCAATAACAACAGTAGATGCAAACCCTGTAATCGAGTAAGAACCCGCTACAGTCGCAGATACATGCGCTTTACTTGCTGTTGTTGCAACGCCTGATATTGCATACGAACCCGCTACCGTTGAGCTTACATACGCCACAAAATCACTAGCTGCAAAGCCAGTTAAATTGTAGGCTCCACTATTTGCCGTGCTGTTTTTAGACTGTATTGCAGACGCTGAAAAGCCAGTGATTGAATATGCACCCGATACCGCATTAGATACATAAACCTGCACCGCGCTAGTAGCAAATCCAGTAATCGCATAACTGCCTGAATTAGCGTTTGAATTTTTACTAACCGCCGCGCTTGCACTAAACCCTGTGAGTGAATAAGCGCCAGATTCTGCCGTGCTTGCATACGACTGATTTGCAGTAGTAGCAAACCCCGTTAGAACATAACTGCCAGCGCTTGCAGTGGATACACTATTAACTGCATCAACTGTAGCAAAACCAGTAAAGGTATAGCTTCCAGAATCTGCAATTGAAGGCGTATCAGCACCACCAGCAGCACCCGTAAGCGCTAGCAGTAACGACATTTACTTACTCCCAGCCGTAAACGAAAGTGACAACGTGTGCGATTGTTCCAGTAGTTCCCGCTGTACCAATGTGCTTAGTTACCAGTTGGACAAATTCGCCCGGATTAACAAAGATTGGCGCGTCACCAAAATCAACAAACGAACCGCCCGGCTGCAAAACCATTGTGTTTGCCGCTTGAGCCGCTGTTACCACTTGAGTTAAACCAGCTAAAGCAATCCTACGCGGTGCTTTTGTTGTAGCCGCCTCAGCTGTTGCTAGAGATACTGCCGTATGTCCAAACGCTAACGACCATTGTGCGACGAACGGCCCACCAACAACGACAGTTTGCACGTAAGAGGTCAAACCAACGCCACGAATAACCAAACGCCGACCGGGTAAGTTGACCGTTGCCACTGAAACTTGGTAGCTTTGAATAATGCCGTCAGTATTCACCGCAAGGGAGGCTGTTTCCCAGAACTGACCACCCAAACCAGAACCCAATGCCGCAGTTGTATTAGTCGGTACTGCAGCTGTAGGGTTGGCGCTGTTGGCATAGTTAGCCAAGCTACCCATCGTACCGCCTGATAAACCTTGATATGCTCCAAGTGTACGACTGCCAGATGTTGATGGTGTAGATGTGAAGTTGACGCCACCTTGACGCACGTTATACGAGCCTACATAAGCCTGCAACGAACCCGATGCAGCACCGCCAACAATACGATGCTTAAAGAACACTTGACCACCCGCCGCCATACTCATCCGAGGCTGTGCGGTTGGCAATGGCAATCGACCCATAGCCACCGCGCCCGTGCCATCATTTACCCAGAACATCGCTTCAACCATTGATTGATAGATGATGAACTGATAGCGCTTGTTATCTGCGTACACCCATGTTCCTGTGCCACCAGATAACGGGAAAACGCCTGTACTAGTTTCTGTGCCGTTGTATGAACAAATACCTTGCA